ATTATTCCCGTGCACAGAGATGTCTGATGTACCGGTGGCACTCTTGGATCAGAAGAAGGTTCGTCCTCCTACCTACCAAATTGTTGTCAAAATCTTTGGCGAAGCTATTTCATTGTTCTTCGACCTAACATGTTACTACCTCAAAGTCCTCGCACGTTTCGTGTGGCGATTGAGGTTGTTGCGTGGGCGTGATGTGTTTACCCTGTTAGTTTGGGTTACTCGTCATCGTCATACCACTGCTACGAGTTCAATGTCAGGACTTCGTAAGCATGCCTTTTCGTTCGTATTCAAGGAGTTTGAGTACGTACCGCCCTCATCCCACACTCATCCCGAGGCCTCAAAGAGGCGCAACGATACTGTCGAGTCTATTCGATCGCATATCGCTGCGGGTGGTTGGGAGATGTTTGATCCTAGCCCGGCAAATAGCCACCGCGATACCAAGTATAAGGTTCGCGGTCCGCGACATGCTTACAGTATGCAGGATCTCGGAGCGCCTTTGAACTGGAGTGATCGAGTACGTGCCAATGAGTACGTAACGTTGATTGACCAGGACATACACCTCAAGGATTTATCTGACTACGCTCCCCAGCCGATTTGTATCTACACCATGCGTGTGGATGGCTTGTCTGGAAAGGGGAACAGTAGCACATGGTATTTCCGTTCTGCCTCGACTGTGGTCGAGACTGTTGATGGTGGCGCAACGTACGTTCAGGAATTGTTTGATTATGGCCATGATCAGACTGTTATAAGGCATAACACTTGGCTTCCCGCATTTACGGTATACGATATACACCGTCATGTGGAAGAAGGTGGACACAAGATGGTTGTGTTCCTCACCCCTCGATCGAGTCATTACATGCCGGTTACTATGTTCCTTGCTGCGGCCCGTTTGTTGAATGGATTTTCTTTTCCACTCAACGAGCTGCGGAAGCTTAGGAATGTGACCGACTCAGGTAATTTCATTGTTGGGTGGTTCATCGCGAATGGTGAACCCTTTGTTTGTGTAAAGCGTAAGACTGACGTTGGTTCGTTATCGTCTGTGCGTATGCCTGAGAAGGTATACAATGCCCTTAGACATTTGTCTAAGATTTCAACCAAGAGTTGGAATGCTGGCGAGGCGCAGAGATACACTGAGGAGTGGAAATACCCGATTAAAGGGGCAGATTTGATTCTGCTCGTCGAGTACTTTGAGATCCCGGTCGTTCCTTCCGATTCACCGAACTTGTTGATACTCCCTACCAGGCCGGAGGAGTGTTACGATGTTCCGGAGCCCAAGGCGGAGTTAATCGCCCCGTCTCTGGTGTCCCGTTCAGGTGTTGTTGTCGCCGAAAATGCCGCCGCTGAGCGCTCATATCATGAGGAACGGATGCTTCCGAACCGTAATGATGTTGAACCTCCCGGCGAGTATACGCGTTTACGAAACGAATTTCTTGGCCAGCTGATCCGGCAGCCAGGACTTGCCATCAGGCCTTCCTTGGAGACAGTTCTCGAGGAACAAACCAGTGCCCCGCAACGGGCACGCAACAAGCGAGAGTCACAGCATTTACCGCGTGCAAACCCAGTAGTTAGAGTTAACTTAAAACGTGAGGTGGTCCTGAAAGAGGGACCCGCACGGGGTATCACCACCGTCGAGACGGCGCACACCTGGGCAACCGGGGCGCTTGATCGTGGGGCCAAGGTAATTTTCAAACGTTCCAAGTCATGGGCGGTTGGGAAGAATCCGGACGGTATAGCTAAGATGGTTCGAGCGCTAGCTGACGATCTGCACAAGGATGGCAGCCTAAAATACTTGATCGAGACAGATTTCTCGAAGATGGATGAAACCATCTCGCGCTGGTTGCGCGTCAATGTGTTTGAGGCGGCCATGATACGTGCTTATCATGCCGATTTTCAAGCAGAACTCAAGACTGTTTTGGAGAATGATAAGGAACGGAAATGCTTCATTGGGAAGATCCGTTGTAACACCGCGTTTAAGAATAACTCGGGATCTGGTTTCACAACCACGATCAACACCCTTATCAATATGTTCTTCAAGTTTTGTGTTTTCCGAAAGTTGGGTTTTACCATTATCGAGTCTTACAGTAAGATCGGTCCTTGCTACGGCGATGACGGTCTGAATGAGGGTGAAGTTATTCCCCCCACTGTTCATGACATCGAGGTTGACCCATCTGTTGGCTGCAAGAAGATGACTGATATGATCTCGCTGGTCGCTGGGGATTTAGGGTTAAAGGTTAAGGCAATAGTTCATCTGCCAACCGCTGGATTTCACTTTCTTGGAAGAGTGTATCCAAAACCCCGTACCTCACCATGCTCGGCTGCGCTTCCTTCCCGTTCGTTGGGAAAGATTTGTGTTGCAACTGGCTCAGCCGAACTCGCTCGTGCGAATCGGTTGAAGGGCTATTATGTCACGGAGAAACACGTCCCCCTTGTTGGGGATTATATACGTGCTGTGGCTAGGGTATACCGGGTGGACCTGGACGACACCGCTTCCATAACTCGCGAGCAAGATCGCGATTTGTGGTATAAGGTGAAAGCTGGCCCGATACCATATGTGGTAGGCGATGAGGACATGTTGCGTGATCTCGTCTGCTCCGATCTCAAGCTGACATTGCTTGAGCTCGAGGGGTGCATCAAGGCACTCCGGGAAGCGAAGACCATTGAGGATATTTCACAGGTTAAGATACAGAATGGTGTATCTATAACCTCCTCAAAATGGTCACGCTTCTAAAAGTCTAATCAATTCGGCCGTTCAATAAAACAATTTAACATACGAAATCTATTTTCACACAACTTCAACTTTACTCAAAACTTCAACATTGATCAGTGTATGCTGACTGTGCAGAATTCTAGAAGAAACGGAAGACAGGGTATTTTGGCAAATGTCACACCACAGCAGCTTATGCAAGTTGCGAAACAGATTGGGTCAGTTCGTGAGACCATCAATCAGTTCCGTAACCTCGCAAAAGGCGCTCCGGCAAAACCTCGTCCCCCGCAGGCAAAACCACCACGATCGCGCGCTCCACCCGCATCGAAAATGGTTGAAGCCCCCGTTTCACAAGGAGTTTCTAGCACGTCACTTGTGCGCAGTCAGGTCTTACGATCGACTGGCAGCAGCAGCACGATTCGGGGTACCACTGTCTTGGGCTCTGTAACAACTCCCGATGCGGACGCCGCATCGTCACCACTCTGTGTTTTCTTCGCTTCTAGCAACCCTGTCACTTTTCTCGATAGGTTGCAGATTACGGCGTCTACATATGATAAGTACGTATATAAGAAGGTTCGCCTTATCTTCGTTCCTCAGGTCTCGACCTCCACTTCTGGTACCGTCATTATCGCGATTGATCGCGATTATTTTGACGAACCCCAGACTACCAATCTGGCTCAGACTCTTTCCTATGAGTCTGTCGCCTCTGGTAGTGTGTGGTCTGGTCATTCGTGCTCTATGAGCCGTGACCGATCTGAGATGCGATCTTATTTTACAAACTTTACTGGTGATACCGCTCTTCGGGAGACGGAACAGTTCAAATTTTATGCTTACTCGCTTGGCTGCCCTAGGGGCACCACTCTCGGTTATATGATGCTCGAATACGAGCTGGAACTCATATCTCCGGTTTATGCACCATCAGAGATTACTTCAAATCTCGCGAGCATTGGCATTCAGCAAGGCAAAATTGGTATATCCATATCCGGATCTTCATCGTTAGCAACTGTTACTGGTTTACCAGCAGACAGAGTCAATCCTGGCGCAGTTTATGAGCTCGTTGTCCCCACCGGGGCAAATACGAGCGCATTCACTGTCGGCGTTGGCGGTAGTCCTTGGACTCCCGTTGGTGCTTCTGTGCGCATGTTTCTTCGTGCACAGGCCTCTGGTGGCGTTGCCCAATACGTCGTGTTTACTGACTATCCCTCTGTGGTGTCGGGAAATACTAACGTTTCTGGTCTATACAACGCATCCGTCACTAATGCGACTCTCGTCTCCGGCATACAGTGTGTTTGGCGCCTGCTCACAGGTACCTCTCCACTCGCCGAATAACATGACGATAAATGAAACGATCATAAAAAGTAAATAACCAACAAAATTCGGTGGTTGCCGGACCGGGCTTAAACCGGTATACAAATCCTAGTGAAAATAAATTAGTTAGATAGGTTGATTTTAGACGTAAGTCCGAAATTGGTTAGCAGTGCACACAAACATCGAGTATTCAAATCGAACCCTGTGGCACTTTTCAGAGATTATAAG